GGAGACGAGTCATTTGAATGTGCTGGTTGCCAGATCTTTGTTGATCCAAAGAGTTGTGTGTATTTGCAGGGACTCACTGTAGACTATGTCCGCAAAGGTTTACAGGAGGGATTTGAGTTTATTAATCCCAACGAACGAGATCGTTGTGGTTGCGGTGAGAGTTTTAGAGTCTAAAGGAGACCTATTATGAAAAAGTTAGTTGCAATTTTATTGTTAGCTCTGACTGCCACAACAGCCATGGCTCAACATCACCACCACCATAGGCATGGTCACTGGCACAGAGGCCATGGTGGTTGGACTTGGGTAGTTCCAGCAGTAATTGGCGGCGCCGTTGTATATGGTGCAACACGACCTGCTCCGGTTGTTGTTGAACAACCGCCCGTATATGTGCCACCTCCACAAGTTGTCCAACAACAATGTACTCGTTATGTTTTCCAAGATCAATATGGACAAACAATTAGGGAAGAAGTTCGTTGCAATTAAAAAATAGTTCAGCTATAATTGAACTATGCAAGTAAACGAACTCCGCGAAATCGATCAGCTACTAGCGTATGTTGATCAAAAGTATTGGGATACTTTTTGTGATGTCTGGTACCAAGGTCTAGACGCTTACAAAGAATACCCACATAGCTTGTTGATGATGGCCAATGCCGTTCTGAATCATTGGGACATTCCATTGTATGCAGAAGATATCGGATGGTCTGATGAAGACGAGTGTTTTATTTGGCATTTTACTGAAAGAAAAGGAACAGAATGAGTTTAGTACCAATGGTCGTTGAAAAGACCGGAACAGGCGAGCGAGCTTACGATATCTATAGTCGATTGCTCAAAGAGCGTATTATCATGCTCGAAGGTGTGGTTAATGATCAACAAGCCAACTTAGTTGTAGCACAGTTGCTTTACCTAGAAGCAGAAAATCCTGAAAAAGATATCAGTCTGTTCATTAACAGTCCAGGCGGAAGCGTAACCGCTGGACTTGCTATGTATGATACTATGCAATTCATTCGCCCTGATGTTTGCACTTATGTAATGGGTCAAGCCGCAAGCATGGGTTCATTCTTAGCGCAAGCCGGGGCACCAGGCAAGCGTTTTGTCTTGCCAGAAAGCCGCACAATGATCCACCGTGTCTCCTCAGGTACACGCGGTACAAGCGGTAGTGTTCACGTACAAGATTTACAGTTTGAAGATGCCAAGCGCAGTTTTGAAGAATCTGTGCGTATCAACAAACGTCTAACTGAATTGTATGTACGACACAATACAGCAGGCAAAACATACGAAGAACTGTTTGAAACCATGAAGTTTGATACATTCTTAGGTGCCGAAGAAGCAGTTGCATGGGGACTTGCTGATAAGGTAATGTCTAAACGAGCATAAGTTAAAATGCTATTAAAAGGGCCTCCGGGCCCTTTTTCTATAAATATTGGGAAGGAGGACACTATCATGTACCTAACCCAAGAAGAATGCCCAATTTGTGGCGGCAAGCATAAGAAATAAGGAAGTAAAATGGCCAGTCTAGTAGAATCAGTATTAAATTTAATTAACAAACAACCTAAAGATCCGGATGCACCAAAGCCTCCAGTAGGTTCACGTAGCGAGCGCGAAGCAAAGCTAAAAGACAAAGCAGGTATGGTTATTTCTGTATTTGCATTGTTGCTAGCAGTTAACGCATGGTACGGTGGCAAGCTAGGTAGCACAGTATTAAACAATACACTAGGTGCTAACAATACATGGGCACAGTATCAGGCTAAAGCAGGCCGTGGCGTTAGCTACGAAATTGCCGCCAAGACTACAGCAGATCCAAAACTTAAAGCAGAGTTCATGGCTGAGAAAGAGCGTATGGATGCTGACAAGAAAGAAATTGCTGAAAAAGCAAGAGCAATGGAAGCCGCACGTGAAGAAGCTAAAAAGTCTAGCCCATGGATTGGCTATGCAAGTACAGCGTATCAGTTAGCGATTGTAGTTCTGTCCGCTTCTATTTTAGCAGTTAGCATGGCAATGTTCTGGGGCAGTTTTGCAGTAGCAGGCATTGGTATCTTATTGAGCCTAAACGGATTGTTCCTTTGGTTCTAAGTTGCTTATAAACAACAGAAAAGGACCTCCGGGTCCTTTTCCTTTGACCATTTTATCTTCTTGTGTTATACTAGCGGCTTATCAATTTACTCGAGGTAAAAATGAACAAGTGGCTCATAGGTTTGTGTATTGGTGTGGTCCTTCTTTTTATGTTTAGAATTGAGGATCGATTGGACGTAATTCAAAGTCAAGTTGAGGACCTTAATCATATTGTCAAATCAGATCGTCATGTACAATATACCACGCATGATGTTGATTGCATGGCAAAGAACATTTATTATGAAGCAGGCGTTGAAAGTAAGTTAGGCAAGTATGCAGTGGGCCATATCACCATGAACCGACTTGATACGGGCTATTGGGGCAAGACCGTTTGTCAAGTTGTTTATGCTAAGGACCAGTTTTCATGGACACGACTGAAGAAGCTTCCTAAACCTGATCCTGCTGGTTGGGCCGAAGCACAAAGTATTGCCTGGGACGTTATTCATGGATACCAAGTCAAGAGTCTAGCTAAAAGTCTGTTCTATCATGCAGACTATATCAAGGATCCTCACTGGGCCGATCATGCACATAAAGTGACGCAAATTGGGCGCCACATCTTTTACAACAAAGCAAAGAATAGCTGGCTTGAGTTGTAAAAATACAACACTATTTTGGTTGACCTTAGGCCCAGAATCTTGTATAATACTCACATAGACAGCAAAAACAGGAGTTGACATGGGCTATAAGGTTTTGAATTCCGTGGATCGTATGCGTGAAAAATACGGTGCCCGACCTGGACTTGAAGGCCCGTTTAACTTCAATGGTCGAGTGTTGTATTATGACAACAAAGAAGGCCTGTACTACGATCCTACTACCGACTTTTATGTTGAGCAAGATGAGATGGATATGATTCAACAACGTATTGTGGACGCTCTTGCACAATGACGTTTGACTTTGATGAAGTGCTACAGTGGGCCGGCGCCATATTGATTATTGCCGGTCACTCGCTGAATGCCGTTGGACCCACAATGTATCCTTACAACATTGTGGTATTTGCACTAGGGACTTTGGCGTTTTTAATGTGGGCAGTTCGTGTGGGAAATAAGCCACAAATGGCAGTTAACATTGTGTCAATAGCCATTGGAATTGTAGGGTTAATATCTGCATTTCTGCTGAAAAATTAAGCAGAATTTGTTGCTAAAATACAACAAAAATAAGTTCAAAAAACGGTTGACCAAACGGGCTAATGAGCCTATAATACGAAGTATGTTAGGTAATAAGGAGCAAGCAATGGAACAGTTCAAATCTTGGGAAGAAATGAGCCAGTTGGAGCAAGCCCAATGCATTTTTTGGGATATGTATAAAGATGCTCATGGTGTTCGTCCCCGTGGTATTGACACCAGTGCTTGGACCCTTGAACAGTTTGAAGAAGAATTTGAGTACCTGCAAAAGACAATCAATGCCAACTTTGAGCAGGAGCAGGCTGAACAGGCTGAAGCTGTCAAGAAATTTGAACAGCATGTGATTAACACCATCTGCATGGGCGCACGTGATCGCGAAACAGCCCTGCGTTGGATCATGGATGCCAGCACCGCAGATGGCGACTGGGAATATTTTTGCTACCTTAACGGGTTGCCTTACAACTACTTCAAGAAGGAGATGGTATGAGCGTTATGTCTAATTTGCACCTCGACATTGAAAACATGATTATTGAGGGCCTTTACTTTGAAGAAATCGCTTGCCGACTAGAGGTGCCGATTTCTTGGGTGTCCGAAGTTGCCGCACAAATGGACCAAGCGGCCGAGGACGCAATGATGGAAGCCGAAGCTCGTTTCAACTACTAATCAGGAGTTATCATGACTGCAATCGCTTACACTAAAGAACAACTGGACGCAATCTTTTCCGAGGCCGAGCAGGCCGCAACCGAAGCCGCTCGTAAGTTCTTTCATGACCGTCTTGGTGGCAAGGATCAGTATGCTTGTGGCTTTGCTTGGGTTGACATTTATGGCATCAAAGGCAACACTAAACTTGGTAAGCTTCTTGATAAGGTTGACGGCGTGCGCCGAGACTCTTATAATAAGTGCTATCGCATGTGGAACCCGTCGGGCCTTGGTGTGCAGAATGTAGACACACTAGAAGCAGGTGCAGAGGCCGCCGCAAAGATCCTAACAGGTTTTGGTTTCCGTGCATACGCTGGCAGTCGCCTAGATTAAGGAGTTTGTATGTTTGACAAGTTTAAGAGTTGGTTGTATAATTGGTGTCATTGGCTTTGGCTTGATACAATTTTTTGGGCTTCAATGGCACTGGTAGGCATTTATTTTCTTATTAAGAACAACTAATGTCTTACCAATCAGAATTTCCAGCTCTGTACGCTCTGACTAAAATGAACCCTAGTCTTATACAACAGGTTGGTGATAATTTGGAATATTATTCTGTTGATGTAAGGATTGATTATGAGCGGTGGATTCAGTTCCAAAAGGAATATGGCGAGTGGGCGCGGGCTATCTATCAAAGCGACCCTGCCATCTAATAGGCCTTTGCCAATGGCGGAGGCAAAACAATCAAGGAAAAAGAGTATGAGTATTAAATCGCGTCTTCGCAATTGGCTTTTCAACGATGATTCTGATGTTCCAGTCCTCTCAAAGAGCGACCCTGATGAACTGCACTTCCGCGAAGACCAATCACTTCATTTTACTGTAATCCCAGCGGCAGGTGGTCGTATTGTACAAGTTCGTGGTTATGACGAGCGCAACGATCGGCACCTTAATAAGCTTCATATTATTACACCCGATGAAGAACTGGCAACTAGCCTTGCACAAATTCTTCAAATTGAACAGTTGAGCCGATAATGCAAGCATACAAGGAAGTTACCGGAGGTCAGTTTCCTGCCCACACTTATCTGTTGGATGGTACTACCTTGGTTGCTTACATTAAAGCAGGCGATACCCAGCCGTTTAAGTTTAAGAACGGTATTAAAGGTTTTGACAAGCGTGGCCGCAAGTTTGTAAAAGTTGATGACAGCCCGTTTGCACAAATTTGGAAAGAAGTAGAGTCTAGCCTTGTTGAAGTTAAAGGAAGCAAAGGTAACAGCTATTGGGTTGATACTGAAGCTAAAACTTGTTCTTGCCCGGGCTTTACTTACAGAGGTGCATGTAAACATATAAGTGAGTTGGTATGAAACTTTCCGAACATAGCCAAGCAAGAATTCGCCAAACATTTAAGCACTGGTCAGTTGACTCAGACTTTGCTGACCCGATTTACAACTACTTGGTGTTTGGTTTTTCTCCGGGAAGTTGTTTTACCAGCGTACTAGCTAACGACTTTTTTAGAGCTGTCCAGCGTAGCCACCCTGCTAATACTATTACAGCATTTAAAAACCTTAGCGGTTGGATCTTGGACACTATGCCAAAGCAAGCATTTGGTACCTATGCTACTGTCGAACATTGGTTAGAGCTAACAGCAGAAGAACGCCGCAAGGTATTAGAAGAACACCATTTAATCTATACCGAAGAAGAAGAAATGATTCTTATTTTGTCTGGCAAACCCACAGAGGAGTTGGTATGATGTCGCTTCGTGAACTAATGATTGAATATATCTTGTTTGCTTTTACTGAAGAAGAACTGATGCAAAAGTTTACAGTAAGCGAAGAAGAACTGCCTGATCTTCCCGATGTGGACCTGTTAGAAATTTACGACCAAACCTTACTGTCGCCGGTGCAAGAATGATTGTACTATATCACTTTAAAAAGGAAGGCTCAGATAAGATTTGGGGCTGGACTAAGACTACTGATGGTGCTATAAGTTTTTGGGGCAGGACCCGAGGCTCATTGTCATTTAAACACTACGACAGCGTTTGGGACGCAGAGGACCAAGCCGATAAAAAGCGCCGCAAGGGATACAAGTTGGTTAGCAATCACAATCAAGAAGTTGGCCCAGAAGTATTGGACCTACTGCCCGTAGATTGGAAGGGCCAATTTATGATTGCTAAATTGGGCCAAACAAAATTTTAAAATTCTGCCAAAAAGTGGTTGACCACACGAGCACTTTCTGGTATAATAAGAATATGGGCAAGAGCTCATATCCGACAGCAAGCGGTTCTTGCTAATTTTAGACACACTCACAGGAGATAATATGTCTGATAAACTCTTTACCGTTGCCGGCTATTCTACTAAGGATGGCAAAACTAAGGCACGTTTTGCAACCGACATGACTCGCATTAAGACGCTTGTCAAAACTGGTCACACTGATATTCAGTTGTACGACCTTCCTAAGCCTGCTTCTAAGATTGAAGCACTTGAGTTCTTGCACGCCAAGAACATCCCTGGCACCGCCGGTATGGCGATTGCCGAAGAACTGGCAAAGCGCACCAAGCGCAAAGTTGCGGACCTTGTCAAGACTGGTCCCGTTTCCAAAGCCGCCTAAGCGTGACGCCTACCGGGGGCAGGCTAAGGCCCCCAACAAATTTCTAAAGGATGCACATGTCAGCTCAAACCACCTTCGTTATTCATGCACTAGAAACACACCCTAGCCGACTGGAGAAAGAAGCTATCATTGAAGCCGAAGCCAAAGCAGGGAACGATGTGTTCTTTGAAGGTGTGCGCCTTGCACTTGACCCAATGGTTACATTTGGCGTTAAGAAGATTCCCAAACACTCTGGTCCCGATGGTCAAGGTCTTCCCTGGGCCGCTTTCCGTGTTCTTGCAGACAACCTTGCACAACGTAAG